GTTTTATACATCCACAATGCCGCGCCGCCCACGTCGTAACGCTAAGACCTCTGACAAAGCAGAGGACGCACAAACATTAGTCGCCCCCGCAGCTAATGCTTCTGTATCTTCAACTGTCAACACCACCACATCACCCACTCTCGCAGCCGGTAACGAGAGTCAGCAACGCGCTGGTATCGACCCCAACCAAGCAGGTTCCGCAGGAGTAGGAGACGCCGCCCCCTCTTCACGAGTGGATAATGATGGAGACGTTATCACCAGACCCACATCAGATAGTATCGCTGCCATAGCGAACGCTACTAAGCCCGCAGCAGTTATCAACAATGCTCAAGCTACCGCACTGGTACCCACATCCAACCCGCACGCCTATCGCTGCAATGTATGCAATGCGGAGTTCCCATCAATGTCCGCCATGACAGAGCACCTGCGCACCTCACACCGTGACGAGCCGTCCACCCTCCTCGCCACGCCCGTAATCAACGCCGCGATCCAAGCATTCCTGCAAGCATGGGACGGTCTACGCCTGCTCGCTCCCGATGTTTCGTCTGAGGCGCTTTCCAAATATCTAGATTCCACCGTTGACAGCAGCCCAGACCTGATCGTTGAGGACCAAGGACTATGCACGTCCTTCATGCTCATAGACAACGTCCCAGCCTCCCATCTGTCACCTGAGCTAATTGGATTCACGTGGTTCATGCAGATGTACCAGATGACGCCCCCCCTGCCAGAAGGTGCTGTTAACAGAATAGTGTGCATGACCAATTGGGCATCACTCGGTGATCCTTCGCGCGGTATTGAGGTACGTCTCCCTCCTCCAACGGACAACACAGTCCATGCTTACAAGACCGTACTGTCGCAAGGATACGTGGCGTCCAGTCAATTCAGTCCACTTACATTCAGGGCCAATACATTGCTGATGCTAACACAATTCGTTTTATCCAACCTCAAGATCAACAAGTCATCAACGTTCACCTCTGATGTCACCACGCTCACCGTCGGTCGCATGATTTGCTCATTCGAAGCCAGACCCGAACTCCTCGCTCTTGCCTACCCCGGTCGCGCCGTCCTTCCCGTTAACACTAAGAACGCCCAGTTCCTGGCTACCGCCATCCCAGATCGTATAGGCAGGATAGACAGAGCCAACCTAATTGGTGGAGAAGTTAGCGCTTCCGTTGAGTGCATGGAACTATGCGACTCACTCACTCTATACATCCGTGAGAATTACCTCATGCTACTACGCAGCATGCATCAGGACCCTACACGGATTGTTCAGATCGTTAATGAGTGCGCGCGGAACTTGCTCAACTCGTCCATCCCCGTCAACTTGCGACCGTCAATCCTGTGCCCATGGTTTGCGTCCACTGCAGATCTGAGACTGCAACAAGCCATTCACCTGGTGAACATTTCCTCCAACACCGCCGCCGCGCTGCCACAGGTCGAGGCACTATCCTCACTTCTACGATCCGTCACACCACTGGTTCTCAATCCCACCATCCTCACAAACGCGATCACCACCATCTCAGAGTCTACCACACAAACCATTTCACCGATCTCCGAAATCCTGAGATTACTCTCACCGACCGGCAACGACTATGCGGCCTTTTGGAAGTGCATCGCCAGTTGGGCATATAACGGGCTCGTCCAAACCGTACTGTCTGAAGATGCGTTCCCCGACAGTTCTCAGTCGATCACCCATCTTCCTTCTATGTGGAAGTGCATGTTGCTGACATTGGCCGCACCCATGACGTCAGACCCCCACTCCCCAGTCAAAGTGTTCATGTCACTGGCGAACCTGCTCGCTCAACCGGAGCCCATAGTGATCAATGTGGACGGCATGCATCAAACGACCCCGGCATCCCAGTTCAGCCACCCTGGTGTTTGGCCACCCGGATTCATCAACCCCGCTCAGATTCCTGTAGCTCAGGCTCCACTCCTACGCGCCTTTGCCGACCACATCCACGCTAACTGGCCTCAACCCAGTGATTTTGAGTATGGCAGCGCTGCACAAGGATCCGGGAACTTATTCATTCCGCCCAACCGCATGGTCTACCCATGGCCCAACGCTCCACTACCGCGTATGACCGTAGCCGCCACATTTGACTCCGCCATGTCCCAGTGGATATCGACGACGATCGCCTTCTTCATCAGAGTCGTCAACGCACCAATCATGGCTCCAACTGTTAACGACTTGACAAGACGCACAATTACAGGGGTCTTGACAGCCATGCGCCAAGTGAAGACTATGACACCATTCTATATCCAACACATGTGCCCCACTGAACTCGCTGTGCTCGGATCAATCACCCTCGTTCCACCATTCCAGGTCCCCTTCACCAGATTGGTCCAGAACGACGCCATCACCAATGTCCTAGTCGCCCGCGTCGACCCTACCCAGAGAGGAGATGCCGCCGTTGACATTAGAGCCACGCACGCTACCTTCTCGGCAGCGCTCCCAGTCGATCCAGCATCCATCGTCGTAGCCATGTTATGCGGCCAGACCCCGACCAACCTGATACCGTCCCACCACTACGGTAAGGCGTTCGCGCCCCTATTCACGTCCAACGCGATGTTCACACGGAATCAGCGCGCTGTTATCACTCGCGAAGCCTTGGTGTGCGCACGCAGCATCGTTGCACAGTGTCAGGATGACGGCTTCAACGTCCCACGCCCCCTGGCCGGTCTCCGCCAGTTCGACATAACGTCCGCCGCCGCCGCAGAGATATGGCACGCTGTAAATGACGCCTTCAAGACCGCATTTGACATCGACGGTGCCTTACTCGACGGGATGGGGCTGTACGGCGATCCGAGAATAGCTGATATATCCGTTGCATACCTGCAGTACGACGGCCGCGTGACTAGAGAGCATGTGCCCCCAGACCAATCGTTCATACACCGTGCGCTGCTGACCACTGAGAACACATTCCTGGCTGAAATGAACCTGTTCAACGTCGGCGCAGGTGACATATTCCTCATCCAGACCCCCACTAATGGAAACTGGGCACCCATGGTTCCTGTCGCCCATCCGCCATTCGCCCGGGGAGGACCCAACGTCAACGTCGTCGGCAACCACGGTACGCTCGCCATGCGTCCTAACGGATTGGAACCCCAACTGATTGACAATGCTGGTGTGCCACGCGACATTGCCGGGGACTGGATCTATCCCATTGACGTTCTCCAGGTGTCCGTTTCCACGTTCAGAGACTACGTGTGGCCGTTAGTTGTCGCCGGGAGGGTCAGAGTTCGCATTGAAATACCCCACTATGTGTACACCACTCACTATCATCAACCCCAAACCACATTCACTGATGCGCAGCTGGTTGAAACATGGCTTGCAGGGATCGATCCCACAGGTATCCCGCCGATACCCTTCTCCATACCCATTCCCCAAGTTGGTGCCTGCATCACGTCACGCCGTGTATATCACGTCTTCGCCGCACAGAACAACAACAACTCCCTGTTCTCCACAAACTCATCCTCCATTGCTACAGTGTTCGGTGAAGATGCTGGAGTCTCGCCCGCCCGTTGGCCCGCCCTAGTCGATCCAAACTACCAGTTTGGCACCAACGAACTACCTAACCGTATCACTCTATACGGATCCCTCTTCCGATATAACTTCACCTACCCCTCATTATCCGGCGTGATGTTCATGCGTTCCGCTGAGTAACCGGAGATCTTAGGAGACGTGTCCCGCGGGGTGGATACATTCATC